GGAACTAACAAACTAACCCGCGAACAAGCTTTGTATATTGCTACGGGTGATGCTAATATCTAATTTAACACTCTCCCTGTTAAGTCAAAACCCTCTAATGCTGCAACGTTAAGAGGGTTTTATTTTGTCTTTGATTTACTTGTCTTTTTTAGTTTCGTTGTGTCTTGTTAGCATGTATGAGCCAAAGAAAAATGTAATTATTGCCGCTGTACCTGCTAGCATTACCGAGGCTGTTGCTAGCTTAAAGTAAAATTCTGCTAACTCCATATCAAAAGGCGCAGCAATGGCACACATTAAAATAATCCATAGTTGGACTTTAATCCACTGTTTAGCAATTTCACGCCTTGCTTTTGATCGTTCGCTATTTTCACCCATAGAGGCGATAGCGTAGGAAACCACTCCATTTCTTAAACCCTCCCTAGCCTCTGCTTTTTCTTGGTCGGTGTGTGACAAATTATCAATCCAGCCACCCACACCCTTTAATAATCCATTGTCTTTATCAAGGACATTATCAATAACTTTATCTGACCAGCTTAAAGGGTTATACCATGCCATGTTATCTTACCTCAAAATGTGGCATGTCTTTAAAGTTAGACCAATGACCACCCCATCGCATATTAACGGATAGCCTGTTAGCAGCCTCAAGCATTGCAGCCGCTATTGTTGTTAGGTGTAATTCATCCCAGCTAGCCTTGCCGTCAACATATGCAAATACATCAAGAGCCATGCCGCTTTGGTGGTAACTCTTTTTGACTGTGCCGTCTAACTGGCTTGCCTTATCATTAAAAAGCTTCTGCTGTTCTTCTGCTGTGCGTAAACCTCCATGCTTAGGTATGCCAAAGTCAATTGGCGACATTGATAGTGCCAGCCTTGCAACTTCTACGACTTGGTAATTAACGCCGATCATTCTATGCTCGCTGTTTTCACCAAACTTAAACTTATTCATTTTTTTGAATCATGCTCTTGTTGTTCACGCTTATCTTTCTTACGTGCAAAGTAAATGTCTACAGCAAGCTTAATAATAAACATTGTTGAGCCAACTATAGATAGTATTGCTACTGCGTTTGATACTGTCATCCAGGTAGGGTCCCTGCTTACTATTGCCGTTGAAGTTAACGCGCTAGTCCCGCCTGTCACGACGCTTGCTATCCCTAACTTGTTTATTATACCGCTTGTCGCTTCGTTCATATGCGGTGTGATTGAGTGTAGGCCGCTGCTTAACTTGCTTAGAATGCTCATCATCTTCTCTGGCTCGTCTTTGTATGTGTTTGAACGTTGAATAAATTAGATAAGCGAGTAAAAACAATATCGCCACTGTTAGCATAGTCTCCATCTCTCCCGCTCCTAATAATGGTAAATAATATGCACAAGTTTACCACAATCATGCTGGATGCAAAATAATAAGAATAATTATCAATATAAAGATTTGACAAGAAGTAAGCGACAGCTAAAAAGTTTACAACCGCAGAGGCAAGCATTACGTATGCTATTTTAGTCGATGAAAATAACGCACAGCATAAATATATCAGTATAAATAATACGTGTTGAACGGCTTGGTTAAGAAAAGAAAGTGACACTAGCACAGTTAATAAGAACGCCACGGCCGGCATTCTTGCCAGTCGTGTGAATCTAACAGCTAGCAGGTAGCCAAGAATTAAAAGTAAGTCGATCACTTTTTTGTTTTCTTCGGCTTGCGTAGAGACTCTAAAGTATAAGCTGCTCCGCCTTTGCGGTTTGGCTTTGGCTTGTTTGGGCTTTTCGTGCTAGACATTTTATTTAATCTCATAAGTTGATAAAGGTTGATGTTAACACAAATAACATCCGCTCAGTACTTTCTATCTACTGCTTAAATGCCATACCTAAAACTATAATTAAGCGCAGTAGCTGTAGACCCTGCGTCTTTTACTACAGTTATAACCTCGTCAATCTCACCGAATATCGGGCCTCTGTCTCCTGCGGCTCCGCTTCTTACTCCCACTGAGAAAGCGCCCGGATCAAGCGCTCCGGCATTATCATCAAGAGTGCCGCCAGATATCAACACATTAACCCCAGAATTAACAGTGATTGCAGGCTCTCCAGGGAAAGCAGAAGTTACCAAGAACTCAAGCATTGCCCTTTGCCCACTGGGAGGGGTTAATGTTATAAGTGTTCCGCTTGTACCGCTAGCAACTGTTAAATTTGTCCCCATTGTTTTAGTTATAAACATCGAATTTCCTACCTCTATTCCAAAGAAATTAGTAGGGTCATTACTAGATAAAAACCCTGTAACTTTTTTATTGCCGCTACCGCTTACAGCTTGATAGCCAGATGTTGCAGACCATTTTGTAAAGTCTAAAGTGTGCACTGCTGCCGCCGCTGTACGTGACTTGTAAAACAATGAGTCGTCAATGTTCAAATTCATAGGCAGTAGATAATCAGCAGAACCGTTGTCTAACATCCTAACTCTACAGTTGCTTAACCTCACATACAATTCAGTAGGTCTAGTATTAGCCACGTCGTCAAGTATAAGCACTTCGCTGTCTGTGATGTTTACATTACCGTTTACAGCTATTGCAGCCGCCACGCCGTTGCAGTTATCAATGTTAATTTGTGGCCTAAGCGCGTCAACTCTTGTAGCCCATCCCGCATCAGCCATTGCCAAATCTCCGCCAAACTTAACTATCTCAAGCGTAGTGTTTGGAACAGAGGTTCTTAGGTTTATGCAATTGTTGATGTTTTTAATATTAACAATCTGGTTGTAATCACCGTCTGACACATCAGTTGCATTATAAAGCGCTTTGATTCTAGCGCCGTAATGCTTGGGCGGTAAATAGGCCAGTATTGCCATGCCTGATATTGGCTTTGAAAACCCACAATCTTCAACGTTAATAGTATGTGCTATGTAGTAGTCGTTGTTTGTGTTTTCGCCGAACTCATAATTAACCATGATCCAATCTTTATCTATAGTTGCATATCGTGTTGGGTCGTCTAGCTGGATAGTTACGTTTTTAACTGTAACGCTACGGCCAAGTATTGTGGCCCTGCCATAGTCAGTATTGCCGCCTGTGAACGGAAATTTAACAACAGATAAGTCTTTTGAAAAACTATCAGTGAAGTCTGCGCCAATGATTATTTCTAAGCCATCAACTAAAATATCACCGTCCCATTCTGAACCGTAATCTATACGGGTTTGGACTATAGAATATTGAGGAGAGTCGCCGACAACGCTTGAAGAGTTAGCCAGGAAGTATCTACATTTCTTAATAGTTAGCTGATTACCACCTGACATTAACGCGCCCCAGTTGTGAAGGTCGCAATTCTCAAGGGTTATATCAAATCCGGCCCAGTGGATATCATACCTGTTTAGTGAGCATTCTCTAAACGTAACATTTTTAAGGTAGTTAAGACCAGATGCACCCCACCCATGTGTACCAACACAGTTAATATAGCGCCAGTTAGCTCCTACATTACCGCCGAATAGGTATAAACCTTCTGGGACAGTTGTCTGAGTCCATGCTTCACCACGAATATTGTTCCATTCAATATCATAACTGCCTATTGCCGCAAAAAATGTTCTGCTAAAGGTGGTTACTGGCTGGTCTACAATCTCTTTTACTATACTGTTTTGTAAAGTTACATTGTGTCTATTTCTAATCACAAGGGCGCGCACATCTGCTACGCCGTCTAATATCCATGCGGGGCTGTTTATAACCAGCCTGAAATCGTCTTGCGGGTATATAGTACAAGCAGTGAGTCCATCACTAAAGTCTTTAGCAATGGGAGTTTGTAAGCCACCATTGTCTGCTATAACTAGTAATTCTATTTTGTTTAAAACTACACCTGTGGAACGAGTAATATCAGCCTGACCATCTAGCCTAACCCCTGCGTTTTTATAAGCAGAGAATATTGAGGTGGGCAGCTTAGTGCTGTCTTTCTTTAGCAAATAAGCAAATGTAGTATTTAACTCAGTTAAGTCCGCAGCCCCTAAGACTACTGGGGTTGTGTAAGATTCTATTTCAAATAAATAACGGAAGTCTGCTGATGGGTAGCCACTGCCAGCTCTTAAAACAATATTAGCACCCACCATATCCCAGTTGGTCTTAACGGCAATACTATAGGGTGATGTAGCTCTAGCTGCTAGGTAAAAAGTCCCAAAGCTTTGACGAACAGGGATTACTTTTAAGTTTGCATACGCATGGCAATTAAAAGCTGATAGCCAAGAGTCAGCAACGCCGGTTGAGTCTGCTCCAAACTGAGTATATGAAACCTCTCCACCCGTTAGAATATCCCACCTAACGCCGTCAGTGGCTACAAAATAACCGCCTCCGTCCGTGTCGCCTGGGGTTCCCGTTACTGTTGTTTTTACATAATCAGCAGCGCCAATACCTACGCTAGTTGAATAATATCCTCTCGTTGATACCATGTTAAATGAACTTAATACGGTTGAGGCTTTCATTAAATCAAATGAATTAAACGACAACTGAACCGAATCAAAACTTGCAGGAAATGCACCAGTAACGTTATCAGCCACTCTTATTGCGCTTGATGTGTCGTTAGCATCGGCCTCAGCTTCAGTAGGAAATAAGTAGGCATCGTAAAGGCCATCTACAAACGGTATAAATATAGTGCCGCCTGCGGTTTCAAAAAAGCCTCTGTTTTTTACCTGCGCTTTAGCAATTAAAGTGTCGCCTGTTGCGTCGGTAGCCATGGACTTTGGAGTCGTTCCACCGGGCAAATAGAATTTAAGCCAGTAGAACTTATAATCTTGAAACTGAGGTGTTAAAAATGAAGTTGCTGAAAGTGCCATTATTGTTGTTCCTGTTCAATTAAAAGTGGTGTAGCTAATCCAGCACCAGCAAAACCAGCTTTATTTATTTCTGCTTGTAGTTGCTCGGTTATTTGCGCCCGTTGCTTTCCTGTTGAAGCTGCGCGCCTTTTAATAATTAAATCCCTTATAACTTTAGATTCAATGACCCCTTGGATAACACCCGGTATAAGTGCTACTGGCACGGCTACTGCTGCGGCTAGAGTCAATTGCTGTCCTGTAGGTGTCACTACGGACGCATCTTGCGCCCTAGCTGTGCTTTTAAGTTGATCGCGTAATGCAAATATAGCCATCCTTTCTTCAGGAGAGAAAAGCTTTCCTATCTGGTTTCTAGATTTATTTAACTGAGTTAAAAACTTATTAGGGTTTATATCCTCACCGTCAATAGATGACTTTTCAAAAGCTCGTTGTAATACTCGCTGTTTTGCAGCTTCCTTTCCTGAGTCAGTAAGGTTTGCAACTAGAAATTCAATATCAGAGTTTTTACCACTAAATAATAATCTATCTACTACCTCTGGCGTAGCGTCACCATTCTTAATAATAGCCTTAGCTCCTGATTTACTTGTTCCTAATGCAAATTCAGAGACTACTTTATTTGCTCTCTTCCATTTCTCGGATAAAGAAGGATCAACATTATCAGCAAAATCTGTCATGTCTTGGCTTAGTTGTGCATAAGTTCTATTTAACAGCCCTGTATCTGAGTTACCCTGTACTGGCGCGCCACGCCTAACTTTTTCTAGGTTAGCGCCAACACCTGAACGAATTTCTTTTACAAACTCAAAGCTTAAATCATCTGGCGCATCTAGCAAGGACTGCATATCATTTATAACAGATTGATCCGCAAGCGAGCCTTTCTGTAACTCTCTATCAAGTATAGTTTGTGCAAACTTTTTTGTTTTAGTTAACGGCACTGAACCAAGTTCGTCTAATTTAGCCGTTGATTCGTCGTATAGCTTACCTATTGCAGCCTTTGAAGTCTGAACTGAATCTTGAAGCCCTTTAACTATTTTTGCCTCAAATCCTGTGCCTTCAATAATGTCATATTTATTAGCCAGCGTTTCAACAGCCTTAATACGCTGTGCTTGCTGGCCGGTTCTTTGGAAGCCTGCAACTAATTCGCCTTGTGTTTGCAGTAGTTTGCCTACTCTAGTTTTTGGCGGCATTACATCGGACGTTAATTGCCTCACACCTGTTAGGCTTTCGGCTTCGTTAACTTCCGCAATAGCTGTTTTTTTAGCTTGATTGGTAGTTGTAGAAAGTCCTTTTGATGCCGCTGCGCCACGGCCGATTAAGCCGCCGCCAACCTCAGTTATAATATCTGGTATCATTTGTACAAACGTTGCAAAGGCTGGGCTTCCTGTTAAGTCTAAGCCCTGTTGACCTGCTGTGTCAGAGAAGTTTTTAACAGCATTTAATACACCGCCTAACCCTGAAGACTCAACAAGGTCGCCAACTTGATTTAATGCGGCCTCACCTCCCTGTGTGGCAGGTATTTTTAATTTAGCTTTAATCTGCTCTATTAATTGAGTTGGGTTGTTATCAGTAAATGGGTTTAATACGTCAACTAATGCAGTGAAGCCGCCAACACCAGTGCCAACAATATCGCTAGCCAAAGTAACTCCACCGCTGACCCCCCCAATAATTTGCTCAGGTATGGAAATATCATCTTGCACCTCTTGTTGTTGTGTTGGGTTAACTTCGGCAGTTGCAGCAACTTGCCCCTGTGGGGGTTGTGCGCTAGCGTTTAACTGTGCCTTTACAGTCTGTTGTATTATAGCAGGGTCTGTACCATCTGGAAATTCTAGCACCCTGCCGTCAGCTAATTGTGCCTGAATTGTCATTATATTTGATTCCCTTGAGCGTCAAATCTTATAATAACTGGCTTTTCTTTTGTTTCTTTTTTCAACTGGTTTCTGTCACTAGCAGCTTCAAATACATTTCGTATTTTTCTTAATTCTCTACGCGCTCGCTCATCACTAATTAATGGGTTATTTAACACTGTGGCTGATTCTGCTAGTATTTTTTGCTCTCCATCACTGATAGTCCCTTGACCTTTTAATTTCTGGCGTGATTCCAATGTTAACAAGCCTTTTATCTGGTTAATATCCGCTATAGCATCAATTGAAGCTTGTGACTTTGCTATGTCAGGCGTGTTTGTAACTATCTTACCAAACGCAGCAGAAAATCTATCGCCAGCAAGTAAGGAAGAGACCTGCGAAACTGCTGAGTCTGCCTCTGATCTTCGTGAATTTTTAGAATTTATAGCGTCTTGCTTTTGTTGCTCATTTTTAATTTTAGTTTCGTCAATATTTAATCGCCTAGACTCTATGCCTTGCCTGCCTCCTTCCGTTTCTTGCTCTAATCTTTGCGCTTCTGCTATTTTAACGTCTGACTTGGCTTGCTCTGTTGCTGTAGATTCAGAACCTTTCTGTGTTGCAACTTGAGCACCTAATGTTTGGTTAGTTGCTATTCTTTCTGCCGCTGATGTTGATGCTCCAGGGTTGACCCTTAACTTTATCAATGCAGCATTTCTTTCTACATCTGATGAGCTTGGGTTTTGAGCAATATTTAATAGGTTTTGAAATTCTCTAGTGCCTGCTGATGCGCCTGAGCCTTGCTGCTGCCGCACCAATCCTTCAACAGCCATGATGTCCCCCATCACGCCTTGCAAATCGCCAGCCTTTAACTTTTCTAATGTTTCCATTGATTCGGTTACATCTTCGCCTGAACCTTGCTCTATCCTGTCTTGTATTTGAGATATATTGTTAAGCAAGAAAAGTTCAGCGCCTTGTGCGTCACCCGCTGCAATCAATGGCTTCAATCTCTGGCCTGTTTGATGTATATTTGTTAGTCGCTGCTTGTCGCGGTTCTGGTTTATAGTCTGCTCATTAAGCGCCATGCTCTGCTCGTTAAGAGCTAGCCCTTGTTCGCCAGCCGCTAAACCTTGTTCGCCAGCCGCTAAACCTTGTTGCTGGTTCTTAATGTCATAGAACATCTTAGCAACGTTAACTTGCGGGGCTACTGTGGCAGCTAGTGAGATGCGTGGATCAATCGCCATTAGTGAACCCCTATCATGCTGTAATTAACTTGCATAAACCCATCTTTATATTCAACGGCTTCGGGCATAACTCTCTGAACTTCGTTAGCCATAACGCCCTCTGAACTACCATTTAGCCCTAGTGCGTCATTAGCTAATTCGTTCCAATCCCATGTGTAAATATTGAAACCGTTTTTATTATCTATCAGCTTAACGTTTTCTTTTAACATTGGGTCTGAAAATGCTGCCGCTGCTTGAGTGCCAAGACTTACTATGTTTTGAGCGCCTTGGGTTCTCGCGTTTGCCGCCCCAACTTGACCAGCAGCTAATGCTGCGCCTATGTCGGTTGTGGTATTAGCAATATTAGTGCCTTGACCAATAGCTGTGTTAGCCTGCCCTTGCGCGGTTTGTAACCCTTGGTTTAATAGGTTTTGAATAGAGTTTTTCTGGTCTGATATTAATGGAACTGAAGACATTAGCAGGTTGTTTGCGCTTTGCTCACCAAGCCTTTGCGTTTGTTCTATTGTATCGCCTGCGCTTAATCGGCTGTTAGCAGCAGCCATTTTAAATAGGTCGTCTTGAGCGTTAGAAGTCACTTGATTGTTTTGTTCAAGAATCTTTTGAAATAGCGGGTTGTTTTGCAAGAAGTCAAACTGTTCTTGTGAGTCCGTCATAAAACTTGACTGGTCTAAACCTTCCTGCCCTATCTGCTGAAACGGCTCTAGAAAAGCTTGACCCTCTGCCGTTGAGGTTTTTATTTGCTCAATGGCTTGCTCACCAGCATTGGCTTGTATTTCTGCGCCATCTCTCGCTGCGTTTGCTGCTGTAGAGCCAGTTATCCCGCCTACTAGGTTTCTAACAAATCCCATTATTTATACCTCAATACGTTAACAGTGTATGTAACACCGTTCTTAATAAACCCGTCATCTATTCGCTTAATCACTTTGAAGCCGTTTAATATTGCAAAGTCTAAAACGTTTTTATATAAATCAGGTATTTCTGCGTAGAGTGGTTGAGTTCCGCAAAACTTCAGGGATTGTTCACCAAATTCTTTAGCGTGTTCTTTTCTGTGTTCTGGCAATACTTGCACATGGCATTCATTACCGTCTAAATACTTTTGATAAATCATAAGCCCGATAATTTTATCGTCTACATACCCACCTAAGTACAAATATTTATCATTAATAGGTGGTTCAAAGTCTTCTATGTTCGGGCTGTTATCATCTGTGATTGTATCATATATAGACGGATTACATAATACCGCCTTTATATCTTCTACATTGTCAATCTTAGTGACTATCATATTTCTCTACCAGTAGCAGTAAAGTAAATAGAAGCGAGAGCCGAGCATTCAAGCTTTAGCGAGCCAAAGGCAGGTATAATCTGATTAACAATACCTATGCCTAGGTCGTTCTCACCCCATACAACCACTTTAAATGGTATCTGTGGCTGCTGTGTTCCATCTTGTGCAACTATGTAAGCTTTGTAGCTTGCGTTAACTACTGAATTGTTAGCCGCTGTGAATGACTCAATGACTACGCCTTTAGCGCCTGCTGTAAATAATGCCTCAGCTGTGTCTATTGTTGAGTTTACAGCGTTGCTTAGTATTTGTTGAGCTGCCATTTAGTTAACCCTCGCGACGCCGCTTGATAAAAGGATATCGGTTGCGTTTGTGTTGTTTTCGACAAAAACCTCCACATAGTCATTTGTTGAAAAGGTGTGTTGCCATGGCATAGTTACTGAAGTTGGCAACCCTGCCGAACCTGTACCTTGACGCCTAGAGCCTGCCTCAATTGTGCCGTTTATTGCGATGTATATTGACATGGCAATGCCTGTACTTAGCGTAGGGGCAATACTTACTGAGAATGTAACAGGTAATCTTGCATCTTTACCTCCAATATACGTTAACCTGCCGCCTGTTGTGCCAGTAAATTGACCTGTTGGACCAACAGTCCAAGTACCCGCCGCCAAGACTGGCGTGTTAGCTGATGCAATTGTTGAGGCGACTGTATTACCTTGAATATACAAAAGCCCGTCTGAGCGGCTATCTCTAATAGAGTCATTTGCACTAAATGTAAATTGCGCGTCATCTGGCGTTATTTGCTCAAGAGGGGTTCCGCTACCCGTTAATCGTGATTTAGATATTGTTGCCAATCCGCCTGCATTCATGTTCCCAGAATTTGGTTCTCCCGATATATAAAAAGCGCCAGCCGGGTAATCAAGGGTTGTTTCAGTTACGCTAATCGAATCAAATGTTGCAGTGCCTAAGTCAATAAATGTGCCTGCTGCAATGCTGCTTAATGCTGGTTGAAATAAGAATGCTTTCCAGTTACCAGCCAATAACATGCCGTTGGACGTAGTTGAACCTGAGAAGTTAGTAAACCTAGCGCTTGACCCATTGCCGCCAAATGTACCGATTGATGCGCCAGTGTATGCAACATCACTAACTCTTAATACATTAGTACCAGAGTCAGAAAAGGAAAATAGCGGGCTGTTTGGATGCGTAACCCTTATGTCTTTAACGCTACCGCTAGCGTTTGTAATTGTAAAGAATGGCAGCGTGCCTGTATAACTTGCTGTTACAACTAATGAATCAAGTCCAGAGTAAACCGTATTGACGCCAAGCACTAGCCTACTAGTTGAAAACGCTACATCATCAGCCTGCACATAAAATGTATTGGCCGCTAAGGTTATTACGCCGCCAACTGCTGTAGGCAAATCTGCAATAGTGTTGACTATTACACGCCTAGTTAGTGTTGCTACCGCGTATAATTCAGTAAAATTATCGTTAATTTTAGTCGCGCCAGTGAATAAATTATCACCTAACTTAGCGTTAGCAGCTCCTATTACTATTGGTTGAAATGCCATTAAGCTATCACCTTGTCAAATGTTATTATTGTGCTGTCGAATGCAAAGCCAGTGGTATCTATTGTAAATTCTGGCAATCCGTCTATTTGCTTTTGCAGCCATTGCGTTGTTGATGATGACCCGTTAGTACTAAAGTTTTGCAGGTCACTTACAGAATCATTGCCTCCGCCCAACCTATTCCATAATTGGAATATAACTTGGTTTTGCTGCTCAATAAAAGCTCTGGTTTGCCTGTCTTTTAAGAACTCAGGCGGCAGCTTTAGAAACGGGGGAGGATTAACACTAGTAGCCATTATTTACCCGCCAGTCTAAGATCAATCGTCCCGCTGTATATGGAATAATTAACAGGGTCAGTAGTTGATACTCTAATCATCATGTCTAAAAACGTCCGCAAGCTAAACCATTCTACTTTTAGAACAAATTCACCCAATCGCCCAGTCTTAGCCCACGTCCCATGAGACCAGCTTCGACCGCCGTCATACGATGCCTCTATCATGATTCTAGGGTTGTCACCTTGCCCACTAACTAGCCCAACGCCAGTTTCCATTATAAGTTCAAGTCTTGACATCTGAGTGCGCTTGCCTTTAGCGCCTAGCAAGTCGCCGTTAATGCTGGCAGTAACTCTTGTTCTTTGCAGTGGCGCGCCGTTATTTGTGTAAGTGTCTAAGTCTAGTGTATATACATTGCCGTTAAGCTCGTCTGCTGCAAAATTCTGACCGTAAACGCTTATAACGCTTGTTGCTTGCCACTTATCGCCAACTGTGCCGCTTGATAATTCAAACCATCCGTCTTTACCTAAAGTTTCATTAATTGTGAAGGTCTTGTTTGCAGTCGGAAAGGTTATTGTATAAAAGTTCTGCCCCTGCATTGTGTATGTGTAACCAATAGCATCCGATGTTACAGAGAAGCTACGAATTGAATTACTAATAGCATCTGTGCTTACTTTCTCTTTATCACCTCCACGCGCTTGGTATATCGAATTATCATCACCTAACCAATAGAACGCCTCATCTGTTTTAGCAATAGAATGTAAAGCTGCTAATCCTATACTGAATATTCTACCTTGTAATTTTTCGATAGGAGGAGACCCAACACCTGAGTTATACCATGCTACTATTGAACGGACACCGCACCTATAAATAACCTCCTCATAAACAAAGTCTCTTACCATCTTGTCTGGCAAAGTTTCTTCCGCAATGATATTTAAACCTGAAGCGGACGCCCCGTTACCTACATCTGAAACCACAGTAAAATCTGGGAATGTATATAAAAACTGGTTGTTGATAAAGTCTACTGATTGAGCGCCAGCAATATTTACGTTAGTTACTTCTGTAACTAGGTTTGTAGCTGTCGTGTACTGCCATACTTTTTCATTAGGTACGACTATAAATAAGTTAATCCCATCATCAGCCATTATGCACCGCTTAAAGCCTGGAATAGCACCTCTTATTGTGTGCGCTCCATCCGATGCAATCTCATACAATACAGTACCTTTAACTTGATATAGTATCTCACTCATTCTGTGAAAACCTCTATCTTCAAGCGCCGCGCCTGATGAGCCTGCAACTTTTAGGCCGGGGTAAGGCATTAAAACAAATTGGTCTTTGCCGCTTTCCGTCACCTGTTGATACCAGTTTTTAGTTTGCTGGCTAGATAACGGCTTTGACCTGCTTTGATAGCTTGGCCCCGTTATATTGATAGGGATAGTTTTAAATGTCATGGCGTCATACCGTAAGTCAAAGACATTGCGGGAGCTGGCCCATAACGGCCTTTCTTGTCTGCTTTATTAGCGCCACGAATAGCTCCAATAAACTTATTTATATATGACCTTTCTTGTTCTGTGTCTTGAGCATATCCAAATGTAGCAGCAAGTGCGCCGAACAGGTAAATATTAGGATGGTTAGTTAATATCTCGTTTGTTTGGTTTGCCGCACTTAACGGTACAGCTTTTCTAAAATATTGAATTTGAATTGTGTAGTCTGAATCTGGTACACGGTCAAACTGTATCTCGTTACCGATGATAGTAAAAAAGCTTGGTCTACCTGTAGCTACGTTATTAAACATTTGCTCAGGCGCTTGATATGTCAGCTTTCCTATGTTGCTGCCAGTTAAGAATCGAACTGACCTTAAAGATTCGTAATAATCAGGTAATGATAAATACTCGCCAGCCGTTAACGCGGTAGATATTGTCTCCATGCTGCGAACCGTTAACACTTCGACGTCATTTGAGTACATAGTATTTTCTGCTAGCTGTATAAAGTCTGGTATCTTGGGGCCTAAGTCGTCCCTATGTGACCAGTCAATGATTTGCGTTAGCAGATTGTCGTATGTATCAAGAGCCATTTTAAATTACACCTTGCTTAGTTCTAAGTTTATTCCAATCTGGGCTATTTAACTTTGCTAGTAAAAACTTTCTGTTTTGCGCGCTGAGTGGGTTAATGTTATCAGCACCTTTAGCCTTTAATTCATCTCGCCACATTAACAATACACCCTCATGGATGGATGCCATCTTGTGCATGTCACCTTTAAAGCCGCGAGTTGCATTATCAAGTTGAGCTTTATTATAAGCGAAAAACGGGTCTGAGTCTTGCGTACTTGTGACACTGATTGCGCCGGTTGACTGGTCTTTACTATACGTTTCAGTCATTCCGTTATACGGGTCATAATCGCGCATTTAAACCGCCTCGCTTTTCTTAACCGCTGCACCTACACTCTCAAAGTGCTTGAATTGCTCTTGTGTGCAAGTAAACGGTTTACCCGCCTTGACTTGGTCATCACAGCAAAGGTTACGCACTGCTACACATTCCACCAGCTTAGTTGTCGCTTTCTTTTGTCCTGTCATAAATCACCTGTAAAAAATAGGGGCCGAAGCCCCGTCAAATTAAGCTGTTAAATCAGCAACTATACCGCTGGCCGCTTCGTTTCGTGACTCAAGAGTATATTCAGACACCAGCATAACCTTGTCAGAATCACCAACTTTCGCAAGTGGGGTTTCCTCAAACTCGGTTAATGATGCCATTGCAAACATATCCATCTCTAGCACAAGCATTGAATCCTGTACTTGAAAACGGTTAGGCACTACAGCCAATGAGCCAAAGTCTGACACGTAAATGTCAATAGCCGTGTGAACTGTAGCCGCGTTACCATCTACGACACGTTGAGCCGCACCAGCAGAGCCACCGTTAACAATACCGGACATAGCTTGCTTGATAGTAGAGCCAACCATGATGGTGTCAGGGTTGCCGCCGTTGTCCCAGCATGATGCAAGTACAGTTTTTAGCAATGACTCACTAAACGAGCGAGGTGTGCCAGTTACACGAGCGGTAGTGCCTAGCGAGCCAGCAACACCAGTAGAACCCAAACTAGTGTTACTTGATAGCCAAGATTCAATACCGGCCAATTCACGCGCTACTGATGCACTACCAGTAACTTTGATTTTGTTAGCAAGTAATGCGGTTTCCATATCGTTTTTCAACAATTTGGCATTTTTCATGATTTGATAATCAAGCTCATCACCACGTCCGGCACTATCTACTCTGCGCTGTGTACGTGTAACCATAGGTGTTTTGGTTGAAATCTGAGTGTTGTTACCTAATCGCACAGAAGCAATGGCCGCTGTAGCTGCGGAGTCGTTACCTTCAATCTGCGCGTTGTTTGCTGCTGTTCCAATCTCGTCGGTCTGCCACTCATGGTTGGTAGCTGTTGCTGGGCCATGTGAAACACCGCTTAAAAACGGGGTTTCTGTCGGGCTAATATCGTAAATGATATTGCTTAGGTCTTCACGATTACCAATTGCTGTAATTGTGCTTACTGCATTAGTCGGGGTAGTCATTTTAAAATCTCGCTTTAGTAGTTAATTATTTCGGTTTCGGTATTTTTCTAAGAGTCACCGCATTTTTAGCACTTGGGTCAGCTTTAAAGGCTTTCAATGCCTTGTCATAATCGCTAACACTGGCTGTTGATGAACCCCTTGGCTTTGTAGTTACCGGGGCTTTTCTTACTGCCTTCTCAGTTGCCACGTTCTTTAGTTGGCGCTGTGAATATTTAGCAGCATCAAGCATAATCTCATAGTGCTTGGCCTCAAACGTTGCTAATTCATCTTGACTAATTCCGCGTGTTCCTGCGTACTTATTCATCAAGTTAGTGTCGTCTGTAAACGCTTTGCTTTGCTTGCCGTTATCCATCCATTCGGGATGAGCTGCAAACAAATCGCTACTTACTTTAGCCATGTCTACACTGGGTGTCTTAGCGGTCTTAGATGAATCAACAAATTGTTTCAGCTTCGACTGTCGCTCGGTGTACTTAATGTAGGCTTCCGGGTCATACTCTCGCATTTCTGCAATTTCGTCAGCAGTCTTAGTTTCTTCACTTAACATGGCCTCTAGTGTTAAAAGCTTGTCGTTAAACTCAGATTCTTTGCCTGTAAACTCAGTTTGCTTAGACTCAAATTCTTTGCGGCTATCCGCTAGCTCTTGAGTTTTACGAGTATAATCAGATTGTCGTAAGTGCCCTTGCTCCCACTCTTCAACGTCTTTGAGGTTTATTTCACGTCCTTTATAATCAACGTAAAGATCCTCATCCTCGTCATCATGTGTAGTTTGTGCAACTTCCGTACTTTCTGACTCTTCAACCTCCTCCGTAACTTCTTCATTAACTTTCGCCTCTGGTTCAATTACATCGTCAATTGGTGCATCTTCCGACACATTAACTACCTCTGTTGCCTCAGTTGGCTCTGCTTGCGCAGGCTCCGAAGTTCCGCGAGATACTTTAATTCTTTCTAATATTGAATCTTGTGCTGTTTGCATTGTTGAGTCCTATTGGTTATTCAACGGTTAAATTATATTTCTTACTGCGCCTTTAGCTCTGTCTACAAGGGTCAGCTTTGCGTTTTTACCTTCTTTAATCTTTTTAGTAAACTTAGCCAAGAACATGTTTAATACTTGGCTTTGGTTCCATGCTGCTAGCCGCTCTTTGTCATCGTCTAGCTTGCAGCTCTCAAATTTAGCAAGCAAGTCACCACGGCATTCAACTATGAATCGTTGGATTAGCTCGTCATTTAGCAATTGCTCTGCTCTAATAGCTTGTTGTACTGTGTTCTTTAAGTCTGATTCAGTCATGTTGCACCAATTCTATTGATTCTTTAAAAAATAAATCTAAAGTCTTTCCATATTTATTAGTATAAAAAAGGACTTGAGTTAATGATTTACCTGTAACTAGGTATCTATCATAATCCCCATTTGTTTTTAATTTTCTAAATCTAACTTTCATAGGTTAACCGTTGTAGTTGCAGTCGTGTTGTCTGCAAACTCTGCGTTAAGGTCTTTGCCGTACTTCAATTCTAAATTAGTCAGTTTAAGAGATAAATCATCAATAGCTTTCTGGCTGTCAGCTTTTAACTTGGCAATAAATTTAGCGTTGTCAGACTGCAGCTTAGCTGCGTCTATTTGTTGTGTTGCCTGCGCCTTAATTAGGCTGGCCTGCGCTTTGATTTGTTCGGCTTCTGCCAATGGGTTTTGTAATCCCTGCATTTGCTCTTGAAGCTGCAGCACTAACTTGTTGAGTATTTCATTCTCTGCTTTGAGTGTTTCGCTTGGCTCATCTGGATCGTTAAAGAACTCGTTAACTCTTGGAAATCCAATCCCCTCAACCATTCTTGATAGCGTGTTATAGCCTTTCTTCTCATCTGCTAACGTTGAGCCTTGCTGGATTAGTGACTGCTGTATGCTGTAAATGCCTTGAAGTGATTGCAAAGACTTTTCGTTATCGCCTGCACCTAAACCAACATTAGATTGAACATGGTGGTTATACTTCCAGCCTTTAGGGTTAACAGTTAGCGCCTTACCTAACACTCTAAACTCTTGCTCTGTGTTTTGGTAGCGTGAAACAATCCAGGCTATGCCCTCGTATAACTTTCTAAATCCAGTCTCACCATAGTTTCTGGCTATCAACTCAATCTTGGCATTGCTTGAATCGCGGGTATCTAAAGTCTTAGTAGCTGTCTCTTCGTTTAAATCATCTGCGTCTAAGCCTTGGTTAGCTAACAGTGAACCGGTAGCCGCTGCTCTTGTTGTGTCAACGTATTGAATAACCTGAAGCGCTTGCTGTCCGATGTATGGAACGACTAGCGGGAAAACTGCTTGAGCTGGCAATATTTGGCTGTCTTCGTCCATCCTTATAATGCCGTTCTGCCTAACTGTAAGCATATCGTCAAGGTCAACATCATTATGTACTACGTTACGTGGGTGGTTAACCATGTAGATATTATCGTTAACGCCACGCTGTAAAGCTGTTTTCTGCAATTGGTAAGGATATGTTATTTCTGCTCTACTTCTACCGATTGCCTTATGAGGCATAAGCACTGCTGATAATGAGGCGTAAGGCGTGTGATTAAAATACTCGTTGATTAGAACCTTGTTACCGGAAATCATAACGTGCCTACGCTCTGCTATTCCGTCACCGTCAAAGTCTACTTTTACATATAAGTCCGCTATCTCTACAAACTGACTAGCCCAGTTGTTAATGTGGGTGTCATAGTTTGCACCGCCTTGGTCGCGGTTACGTACTGATTCAATGTTAGATGTTCTACGGTCTTCTTCTTCAACTGTTGATAGCTGGTTGATTAGTTCACGGTCGAAGCCTTCAGATAATAATTCGCCGCGAGTCTTCCTAACTCTATCCCCTACCATTTCAGCATCTTCAATGCTTCGAGCGTTTCGCGTTATTAGGAATGATTCGGTAGGTATGTTGATGATGCAAACTTTTTGCTTTTCAGTTGTTACTCTGAACTTAACGTCAAATGTTGCAAGCCCGGCTTCAGATGTCGAGCCGTTTTCATTCTGCTCTGATACTTCAACCTTAACCTTGTCAACCTTAGCACCCTTTAAGCTTTCTACGATTGCTTGAACTTCTTCAACGTCTACATTCTCATACTCTACTTCTTCAACTTCTTTCTGTTCTTCAATAAAGTATTTGACAACGCCATTCTTTTGAATCTCAGCGTCTTTCAACCAGTCGTGGATAACCTTAAATGATTCGGGTTGATTGCGTACTATCCAATTAACATACTTAGTCTTTTCTTCAGCTTCTTTAATCTCGGCTTCGTTCTCAGTGTTAGGCTGGAATGTAACCACATCACCTGAACCTAAGAAGATACGAGCTAGGCTAGGCATGTCAGCCTCAACCACATCAGCTATATCTGTTGATACTACGCTTGATTGATTCTCTACTGCTGCAAACTCGCCGGTCTTTTCACCCATATAAGCGGATAGATAAATGGTATTAAGCTTTGAAAACTCACCATTGTACTGCGCTGCATCATCTTGAGCCTCATCTAAGAGCGCTACAAGTTCAGAGTCAGACATCTTTTGCGGCATTATTAATAACTCAATTATTCGGTTAGCTTTATTGCGCCATTATATATCATAGCGTACACTGTGAATATGTAGCGCATTCCGCGTTATCCATTGCGTTCTATCGGGGTAAGGCATGAAAGTTAAAGAGTTAATTGAGTTTTTACAATTGCAAGACCAAAACCAAGAAGTTGCATACACTTGTATGAGTGAGCAGTGCACTCTTGACGAAGATGAAATTCAAATAGTTGACTTATGCGAGGAGCGTGAAGATGGCTGGATACAGAATAAAAGGCCAGATATGAAAACCAAAAAATACTTACTATTCCCGGGGAATTAAATTATGAATAACACTGAGAAGAAACTAGACGCGCTAATTGATGCGCTGGGGTTTGATGTTGAGGAGAATGACGTGTTTCTTGTTAGGACTGACGGAACTGACAAGCAACACTTACGCACTGATATTAAGCTTACTGAGCGTGATAAACCTGTAGCAGATGATGAGCCTGTGAATCACGAATGGACGGTTGACACTAACACGGGTTGCGCTTTTGATGATGAGCTTACAATAAACCTTGCTGAAACCGAGGCATTTAAGAATTTTGCATGTACAGCGCGCACTACCATTGTTTCATCTACAATATTAAAGCGTGAGTTACTTAAAATATTAGAAACGGCTGGGAAGAAGCCTAAAAAGGGAACCATTGCAATAATTGAGCACGCAATAGATAAGGCGTTTAAGAATGAATAAGTTCACCCTAATCATCTACAACAAAGGATGGACAGTTAAAGAAGCTTGCCAGCACTGGGGTATTAGATACGAGACATATAACCGTCACTGTAATAGTGAGAAGTTTGCTAATCGGCTAGAGTCAATGTGTAATGGATTGGAGGATAGATTGTGATTAAACAATATACTTTACTATTTTTAATTTGCTGCTCGACCTTCTTGTTGCTGCCAATAGATAAACCATTAAACGCTTATTATTTACTCATTATGGTTTTATTTGCTGGTGGCATTACATTGAAAGCTTGGTGTGTGCTTAAACAACGTTAGCCTTGCCATAGTTTAACGCTTTACGAGCTTTCTTAATCGGAGGCTTGAACATTAGCATCATTATACAGTCACCTTCGTTGGGTGAATCTATTTTATTAGTTTTCATTTCCTTCTTGCTCATTATTTGCTGCAAGCCTTTACCGTTGGCTATTCTTGGTATCCTTGTTATCTGAGACCTTAAATCGATTAGGTTTTCTATGCCTTCACTATCAAAGCTAATCATTTCATTTGGGTCTATGTAGTCACCCCTGACAACGCATTTATAAGTATTAAACATTAAGTCGGCTAATGTAATGTAATACTGTGACCTATTATTTAAGAATGTTTCTTGATATGTCTTAGGTAATTTATCTTTATCATCTTCTAGCTTTTGATATATCTTGTTTGCGTTGTCTTGCCCCTTTCCAGAAAGCGAACCTCTAAACCCGTGGAAATCAATCTTAGTGCCTTTAAAGTTGTCAGATATTTGACGTTTAAGACCTGTTCCCATGCCGTCCTCGTCCCATACGAACCAATCAGCACCATCATTTATTGCATGGTCTGTTGCCCAGTCGCACGTCTCGTCTATTGCGCCTTTATATTTAGACCTTACCTTAGTTATTATAGAGCCGTGTCGCATAGCATAACCGCCTGCGTCCTCTCCGTCATTGAACGGGTCATGTGCTGCTATTTTGCACCCATGTGGCTCAAACACTTTCTTTAACCTTTCAATCTTATGGGCGTCTATACAAGCATCAAACCACTCACCTTTAATTATTGAATTTTCTACCTCATCCATATAATGACCTCTCCACTTATGATCATACTCTGCCCTCGACATCTTATCGTAGTCATCAAGCCGCTCGACTTCTAGGCCAGATGCTATAAACCAGCTCTTAGGCATGTCGGTATAATTCATTTCAACAACCATTATACTGTCATCTTCATAATACCCGCACCGCTTCAGCTCTTTCTCTGCTCGAACAAGCCACTTTTTAGCTATGGCTCCGTCCCTTCTGCCTCGGTTCATAGTGATAATTATTTCGGGCATTTCAAAGCCTGATTCGGCTAGCAACTCATCCATTTGAGCTTGTGACTCTAGCTTTCTTCCATCAAGCAATCTTTCTGTATCTTCAGCGTTAAGCCTAACAGAGGCGGTAAGAACTCTTAGCGTGTTAGCTGATATATCCTCGCCTTCTTCTATCCATAGTAAATCAACGCCTGATAGAGTGGATTTTAAAGATGTAATGTTTCTTGACAGACCTCTATAGAATGTACGACCACCGCTAACGTGAGTGATGGATGTTTTTGTATCTTCAAACCCAGTTATTTCAAGCCTGTTTATTTCATCAAGGATTGTTCTGTGGACTGACTCTTCAATTGAATTTTGGTTTTCCCTGGCACAGCAAACTAATTCACCGCTAGCTATTTTAGCCGCCACCAAGTCAGCTACGCCAGTTGATTTAGTTGAACCTCTACCTCCAACTATTATTTTTATTCTTTTAGGCTTTGTAAATATAGGGTGAAGGTTTTTGACGTACTTGATATCAATACTAGTCATTAGTGCCGACAGGTATAAAGTTAAACGTTGTCATCTCAACAGGCCCACCGTTAGCGCCTGTTATTTCCTGCTTGACCTTACTGCCTTCCTTTCGGTCAATAACCCTGTGAGCAGTGTTTAAGTCTTTATCATCAAGGGCTGTATCTACTATCATCTTGGCTTTTAAAGTCGGTTGATTCTTTAGGGTCTCTTTCCGCTCCGCAAACTCTTCGTTTTTTTGACAGTATTCATACAATGATGTTTTGCTTATATTGGCATGGACGCAAGCCTCTAAATCAGTTGCGCCAACCAAAAAAGCAGACTCAAGTAAGCGGATTACCGCATCCGTCATAACTGTTGGCCTGCCGCCTTTATCTTTTTTCATTTGTGTGAGTCCCTATAGGTTATTCACTGGTTAAATTTAGCCCACCGCTTGAGTGAATGAACCCGCTGCCGCTACTGCATAATCAAAGTCATTATTAATAACGTCAATTGAAGTTGTGCCATCAGCAGTTAAGTCTACCGCTTTGTATAAATCGCCAGTTGCGGTGTGTTTAATTAATGCGGTCTTAATAGTGCTTGGGTTACTGGCGTTCTTAGCTATTGTAGACAGATTAGCATAATCAAACTTTAGGTTTACACCTGTTCGAGTTATTGCAGAGCTGGTCAATGTAGTAGCTGCCACGAAATTACCGCCAGTTAATGGCGTGTAACTTGATATGTTTGGGTTAGTTGCGTCTGCGTCTACACTTGCGTAAGCGGTAGCAATAAAACCAATTGCAAAAGCGTCGCTTGATAAATCGTATGTTTTTTTCCCCAACTTCAACGCAAAGTCGTTGAATATTTTACTGTCGCCTGCTGCCATTAGTTTAAACCTCTTATGTTGTTGTCCATATTGTACTACTTATAACGCTGTCAGTCCAAGCTGTAGATGCTGTAGCCTTATCAGTCCATACCGATCCAAAGTCGATAGATGGACTTTGCGTTAACATGTTAATTGTTTTGGTTGACTCTACAATTGAAAGTGTGCCACTTAACGTAATATTTGGGCTTTGGGTTGTAATATTTAAAGTTGCTGTTGACTCAGTTATTACCAGCGTGTCTGGTGCTGTCAGCGTAATGTCTGGGTCATTGTTTGTAATATCAAGTGTTGATGTTGATTCTGTAATTGTTAACGTTGCTGTTAACGTTACAGTAGGGTCAATGCTGGTAATGTTAAGAGGCTCTGAGCCTTCTACAATTGAGATTAAGCCGGTAAAGTCTATAACTGGGTCTACGCTTGTTATGTTTAGCGTAGCTACTGACTCTGTTATAGTTAGTGTTGCGCCACCAGGAACAAATACAGTGCCTAATGTCCAAAATGCGGATGGGTTTGATTGATTACTCTCTCTTGAGGCACAAAAATCCGCGCTATCCGCTGTTTCTTTGACGTAGAAAGAATATATTTCTCCTGTGTATCTATCCTTCGGACCTGTTCCTACTCGTAAATCACCTGTGCCCACGTTTAGCGTTGTTGATGCATCACTTGAAAGAAGGGTGCCTAAATCATTTGCGCCATCCATATACACTGTGGCGGCTTGGTTATCAAACACATTACAAGACCGCTGCACTGATGTTGTGCTTGAGTTTGTTTGGTGCCCTATCCTATATCCGCCCGCCGCTTGCGAAAAGCCTGATTGAAAGGTTACTGTTTCTGAAGATCCTGAGACAGTTGAATCTTGGCGAAGGCCAAATGGCTCATCACCAGCGCCTTCATCATTGTTTAAATACCAGATTCCTTTATCTGCTGAGGCCGCTGCATTTTCAAATGTACAATAGACGCTAACAGTTGACCTGCCATTTAAAGGTACTGCCCCAAGCGATATAAACCCGTCACTGAATGAGTAACCTTGTACTGACAATGCAGTTGGTGATGTACCGCCTAACGTTCCGCTGTATCCATTACCTGTTGAATCTGCAAGGCTACCACCGTATAAATGCAATGCTGCAAGAAAGTCTTGCCAAACCTCCTCACTGCCAAATGATGCTCCTGGCAATGGCTGTGATTGCCCCGCTTTATTCCAAAATGCGTAAACTTCTCTTGTGCCGCTTGCATATGTAGGAAATCTTATTTCAGCAACAAACTCAGTGCTTGATGCAGTTGCATTAGTTACACATGTAATAATATCAACAGGTAATTGAGTTGATCCGTTTATGTCTGTACTACAATAAAAGTCACCGCCACCGTTTAGGCATGACAAAGAGCCGGTATCTAATGCGGATGTAGGCAAGTTAGCTTTAGTTATGACAGCAGTGAAGCCGGTTAATGAGCTGCCAGGACTAAGGCCAGTTAGTAACCGCCCTTGCCCCCAATCTGCTGCTGTAAAAGCCATGGGTTACTTAAACTGCGCGGCGTATTCTACTAAATTAAGCCCACCAGCTTCCATTTCGGCAATAAAAACAGCCTTAGATGTTGTGCCGTCATCTAACTTCTTAAGTTTATCTAACCCTCCCAATACAGGCGCAATGCTAATCATTACATCACGGAATATTGTAGAGTTTGCCAGCCGGTCTTCTGAGTCTACAGTCAATACGCTAATTGGAGAGTTCATATATGCGCTATATTTACACGCGTTTTCTACAGCTACCGCAAGCTGACTAATTGCAGACCTAGCACTTTTCCCAATGTCTTGAGGGTGCTGCCCAATCTTTGTAAGTGATAAAGTTTGTGTTGAAATAGCCATTATAAACCCTAATTATTTATTACTAGGTTATTATATCACTATTCTTATCTGACTAGAATTAAAAAGACCCTCCCACTGTGAGAGGGTTAAAAGCTATCGGCATTTTCA